GTAAAGAACTTAAATTTCAATCTAAAGATTGGACTGAACAACTTAAAGATAAAGACTTTAAAGAGCATTGTTACAACTTAATTTGTGATAAAGTAATTCTCAAATATGAAAAGAACTTTGGCATAGATGATGTAGTTGTGGAAGAAGAAATAAGTGAGTAATGAAAAATATCTTTCTATACTTGAAGAAATCAAGAAGAAGGGTGGCTCTTTAGATAGCGGCGAACCTAATGATAAAGTACTTATAATAGATGGTCTAAATACTTTTATACGAGTATTTAGTGTTATACCGACTACTAACGATGATGGTATTCATGTTGGTGGAATAGTTGGTTTTCTTAGAAGTATTGGTTATACTATAAATATGTTTAGACCTACCCGCGTTATCATAGTATTTGATGGCAAAGGTGGGTCTACCCGCCGCAGGAAGTTATATCCCGAATATAAAGCAAAACGAAAAACAAAATATAGAGTAAATAGAGCATATGATTTCGCATCTCAAGAAGATGAGAAACAAAATATGATAATGCAGTTACAGAGAGTAGTTGAATATTTAGAAACACTACCTGTAACTGTTTTATCTTATGATAACATTGAAGCAGATGATACGATAGGTTATCTATGTAGACAAGTTCTAACTGATTCTAAAATTACAGTTATGTCTACTGATAAAGATTTTCTCCAGTTAGCGAATGGTAGAATTAAGATATGGAGTCCGACTAAAAAGAAAATGTATGATGAAGATACTGTATTAGATGAATTTGGTATTTCTTCTCATAATCTTATTTGGTATAGAGTATTAGATGGTGATAAATCAGATAACATTCCAGGTGTAAGAGGTTTAGGACTAAAAACAATACAAAAAAAATTACCATTTTTGAGTGAAAATCGTATAGTTGATATGGATGAAGTTTTAGATGTTTTACCCGAATCAAAGGATACTATAGAATTAAATTATAAGTTAATGCAGTTATCAGATGTAGATATTTCAGGTTCTACAAAAACTAAAATAATAGATAGAGTAAATGAACCCATTAATAGATTAATAAAATATAAGTTTCAAACGATGTTTTTAGAAGATAAGTTATATACAGCTTTACCAAATGTTAATAGTTGGTTACTTACTAACTTTAATCAGTTAAATCATTGTGCTGAGAAAACTCATGGGTAAAGAATATAAAAAAATATTACCATTAAAAGATAATGAAAAAGTAGTAGACCAAGTTGGATGGTTACCCTTATCAGTTATTGAGCCAAGTAGAAAATCAAAAGTTAAATGGAAAAACGCTTATTTAAACGATGGCTTATCAGAAAAAAGACGAAGTGAAGATAGTGAATATCTCCCAGGCCTTGGTTTTAGTGAGTTCCATGCAGGTCTTACTGAAGACTTAATACATTATTGGTCAGTAGTAGATAGTGTTGTAGTAGATCCATTTGCTGGTAGAGCGACAAGGGCATTTGTAACATCTAAACTTGGAAGAAAATATTATGGTTATGATATAGCACCAAAAACTGTTGAACGAGTTAAAAAACATTTAGACAGTTTCAGTATTGATGCTACTATTTATTTAGAGAATGGTTGTGAAATGAAACATACTGTAAACGATTTTGCAGATTTAGTTATGACTTGTCCACCATATCAACAATTAGAGAAATATGAATCTGTTAAAAATCAATTATCAGATATAAATGATTATGAAACATTTTTAGGAATGTTAAAGTTATGTGCTGTTAACATTAAAAGGGTTTTAAAACCTGGTGGATTTTTAGTTTGGGTATGTGCTGATTGGAGAGATGGAAAAGAGTTTCGTTCATTTCATACCGATTCAATTCAAATGTTTAAAAATGTTGGATTAAAGTATCATGATTTAATTGTGATGAAAAATAAAAGTCCGTTTGCTAGTATGCAAATAGGTAAAGTAGCAGCAAATAGATATACAAGTAAAATACACGAGTATATTTTAGTTTTTAGGAAAGAGGGTGAATTGAACTACCCGTCAAATGATATACGAACACAAGTAAGTAAATGGTGGTAAGATGAGTGAAACACTAACACAATTTGGAACATCATTTCAATCTAAGATTATTGCATCTTTGTTAAGAGATGTAAAATTTATACAAACTATTAATGATATTTTAGAACCTGATATGTTTGACTCAGATTCTAATAAATGGTTAGTAAAAGTAATAAGAGATTATTTTTATGAATATAAAAAACAACCTACATTGGATGTTTTGAAGTATAAGTTAGATGAGATAGATAATGATGTTTTAAAAGTTGGAGTGGTAGATAAATTACGGGATGTTTGGCAAAATATTGAAGCGACTGATTTAGAATTTGTTGAAGAACAGACTTTAGATTTTTGTAAGAATCAAACATTAAAAGGAGCCATATTAAATTCAGTTGAGTTGTTAGAAAATAAAGATTATGATGGTATAAAGAGTATTATAGATGAAGCGATGAAAGCTGGTAGTACAAGAGATTTAGGTCACGATTATTTAGTTTCGTTAGAAGATAGACTTACTCAATCAGCGAGAATAACAGTAAAAACACCGTGGGATATAGTAAATGAAATTATAGATGGTGGTTTGGGAGTTGGTGAATTAGGTGTTGTAGTGGCACCAGCTGGTATTGGTAAATCTTGGACACTACAATGTATAGGAGCTGGAGCATTAAGAGATGGTAAAACTGTAGTTCATTATACATTAGAGTTGAATGAGAATTATGTCGGTTTACGATATGATTCTATTTTTAGTGGAGTTACTACAGCAAATATAAAATATTATAAAGAAGATGTAAAAAGTAAGTTAGAAAAACTTCCAGGTAAACTATTAATAAAATATTTTCCAACAAAATCAGCAAGTGTACAGACATTAGGGGCACATTTAAGACAAATAGAATTAAGTGGGATAAAACCGGATGTAGTATTAGTAGATTATGCAGATATATTAAAATTAACAGGTAACTTTAGAGAGAAGAGACATGCTATAGGTAATACATATGAAGATTTAAGAGGATTAGCTGGTGAGTTAGAAATACCGATATGGACCGCTTCACAAGCTAATCGTTCAGCGTTAGAAGAAGATGTAATCGGAGCTGATAAAATAGCTGAAGATTATAGTAAAATTATGACTGCTGATTTTGTAATGAGTATGAGTAGAAAAGTAGAAGATAAAATAGCTAATACTGGTAGATTTCATATTATAAAAAATAGATTTGGTATTGATGGTATTACTTATCCTGCTACAATTAATACAAATATAGGTCAGGTTAAGATATATGAAGGTAGTAGTCAGTTTGGAAAAGAGGCTCAATCTAAGATGGATAATAGTCAGGAGTTTTTAAGAAAAGAATTAGCGAACAAATATAAAGATATGGAAAAAAAAGTTGAAGGATTTGAGTAAATGCGGCATATATATTATATTTATGTTTGTTGTAAGGTAGGTAATTCTAAAATGGAGTGTTATTAAATGGAAAAGTTTCAGTTATCAGAAAAATTTATAAATAAGTACAAAAGAAAAAAACCACCATTTGGTTTTAATGGTTTAGGCGAATTAGTTTATATGAGAACTTATTCTCGAATTAAAGACAATGGAAAAAATGAGAGATGGTGGGAGACAATTCAACGAGTTATAGAAGGAACATATTCAATGCAAAAAAATTGGATTGATTCTCATCAATTAGGTTGGAATCCTTGGCAAGCTCAACGGTCAGCTCAAGAAATGTATGACCGAATGTTCAATATGAAGTTTTTACCTCCTGGTCGTGGTCTTTGGGCAATGGGAACAGCTATAACAGAAGAAAAGAATTTATATGCAGCATTAAATAATTGTGCATTCGTATCTACTAAAACACTTAAAGAAGATTATTCAAAACCATTTACATTTTTAATGGACGCCTCTATGTTAGGTGTAGGAGTTGGTTTTGATACAAAAGGTGCGGGTGAAGTTATGATTAAATTACCTAATCCAAATAGAGGTATAGAAGAATATGAGATACCAGATACACGAGAGGGTTGGGTAGAATCATTAAAGTTATTGTTAGAAAGTTATTTTCACAGTACAGCAGAAGTTCAATTTGATTATTCAAAAATTAGACCAGAGGGAGAACCAATCAAAGGTTTTGGTGGAGTATCAAGTGGCCACGAACCACTACAAGAAATTCACGAAGAAATTAGAAAAGTATTAAATAGAAATGTAGGTGAACCTATTACAATTACTACTATTGTAGATGTTATGAATCTTATAGGAAAATGTGTTGTAGCAGGTAATGTAAGACGAACAGCAGAGATTGTATTTGGTGATCCACATAATGAAGAATATTTAGATTTAAAGAATTATAAAGTAAATAAACATAGAGAAACTTATGGGTGGACTTCCAATAATTCAATATACGCAGAACTCGGTATGGATTATACTGATGTATGTAAGAGAATTAATGATAATGGAGAACCTGGATTCGCTTGGTTAGAGAATATGAGAAATTATTCTCGTATGAAAAATGGAACAGATAAGAAAGACCATAGAGTTGCAGGTGGAAATCCTTGCCTGGAACAAACATTAGAAAGTTATGAATTATGTTGTCTTGTAGAAACTTTTCCAAATAGTCATGAATCATTAGAGGACTATCAAAGGACATTAAAATATGCTTATTTGTATGCGAAAACGGTAACACTTGGTAAAACACATTGGCCAGATACTAATAGAGTTATGTTAAGAAACCGTAGAATTGGTTGTTCAGTTAGTGGTGTAGCACAGTTTATTACTAAAAGTGGAATAGATGTGTTAAAAAATTGGTTAGAAGAAGGATATGATACAATTCAAGAATGGGATAAGATGTATTCAGATTGGTTAGCAGTACCACGTTCTATTAAAACTACTTCAGTTAAACCAAGTGGTACAGTTTCATTATTAGTTGGAGCAACTCCAGGAATGCATTATCCAGAAAGTAGATTTTATATTAGAAGAATGAGATTATCAAAACATTCAGAGTTAATAAAACCTTTGAAAAAAGCAGGTTATAAAATAGAACCAGCATTTGGTTCAGAAGATACTACAGTTGTAGTAGAGGTGCCAGTTGATGTAGGAGAGGGTATAAGAACAGCGGCTGAACTTTCGATTTGGGAACAATTCAGTTTAGCCGCATTCTTACAACGACATTGGGCAGATAACCAAGTTAGTTGTACAGCTACATTTAATCCTGAAACAGAGGCAGATGAACTACCACACGTATTAAAATATTTTCAATATAAATTAAAGGGTATATCATTGTTACCAAGAAAAAATGGTGGGGCGTATAAACAAATGCCTTATGAAGCAATTGATGAAAAAGAATATAATAAACAAGTTAAGAAACTTGGATATTTAAGTTTTGTTGGTGTTGAAGGAGAAGAAGCACAGATAGATAAATTTTGCAATAATGATGTTTGTGAGATAGGTTTTATTACAGAAGAAAAATCAGAGTAGTAACATATTTACAAGGCCCCCTCGTCTAGTGGTTAGGACTCCAGGTTTTCATCCTGGCAACAGCAGTTCGATTCTGCTGGGGGCTACGCGGGTGTCGTATAATGGTAATACCTCAGCCTTCCAAGCTGATGCTGTCGGTTCGATTCCGTCCACCCGCTCAAAAAAAGTGAAAAAAAGGCTTGACTTATATAGCAAAAATGTTGTATGATCAGATATAATGAGAAATTTATTTAAAGAAATTCGAGAAATCAAACGAAAAATGTCTTTACCTACTGTTCGTAAAGGCCCTCGTGGAATGATTGTTCCACCTAAGTTTACTGAACGTGAAAAAGAATTGATGATTGAGATGTTAACTCGTAGGTCTAAACGGCATCCTACTCCTGGTGGGCATATTTTTGCTCCTATGATGATGCATAAGAATAGGTTAAAACGGGGTGAAGGTCATAACGAAAAAGGACAGTTTTCTAAATCTACTCAAAGAAAAGCTATGGAACTTATTCGTGAGGAAAAATGGGTAATTTAAAAAAAATAAAAAAAGGCTTGACTTGTATTGCATTTTATGTGTATATTTAGGTATAAAATGAGAGAGATATTATATGATTAATGGAATAAAACCTTTACCACTTATGGATGATTTTGATAAAGCAGTTGATAATCTTTTAAATAACATTGTTATAAAATATAATAATTGGATGCCAGATTCTTATAGGGAATGTAAACCTATACTTGTTAATGGTAGAAAATTTATTAAAGTTATTGAAGATAGAAGTGTTTGGGGATTTATAGCTAAAAAAGATGGTGTACATAAAGGATTGCCAATGAAAGCTGGTGATGTTTTTAAACCTGCTGGTTGGGCATCAGCTGCTAAACACGTTAGAGGTTCGATATTTGATAAGAATACTGATTGGTTTGCTTGGACAGGTCCTAATTATTTGAAATGAATCCATACGTTGTAAATTTGAAGGCTATGAAAAACAAAACAAAAGTTGTTCCATCCAAAATGGAAAAACAGATTGAAGAAAATAAAGTCAAGTATGGTAAGAGGATAAAACAATTATCAGCTATCATTAAAGATGAGAGTTATATTCCAGAAGGTAGTACGAATGGTTATCACGAATTTATATTTAGTATGTATAAGGCTTTAATACAAGGTAGAAAAATTACACCTAAGATGGAATTAGCAATTACTAATATTGTTAAGTCTTATGCTAAACGATTGAAAGAAAATAACGATCCTAAACTACGGAAACAGAAGTTAGATTATATTGATACCGCTATGAGTAAGATACATATGTTAAAACGTAGATTATATGAATGTAAATACACATCATCATACGAATCTAATACAGAATATTTCTTGAAATCTATTGAAAAACAAGTTCATAAAAGGGGTAATTTAACTATTAAGCAGAGAAAAGCTTTAAATAAGATGTATAAACAATTTACAAAAAGAATTGAAAAGGGTACTTTAAGTAAAAAAGAATCTTGGCATTCTAAATAAAAAGGTTATGAAAAAATGAGTGGAGTAGATTTTGATCCTATGATACAATGGACTGAAGATGATGAGTTTGAATATATTGTACCAAGTGGTGAACCACTAACCGTTGCTTGGAATATGTATGGTGATGAAGTAGATATTTCAGCAATTTATTGGGAAGATAAAAAAGGAAAAACACATTATACTGGAGATGAATTATGGGAAATGGATTCAGATTTAGCAGAAGATATAATGAGTTATATTGATAATGAGTTTCTTCATAGTGAAGATTTTTGGTTAACTAAAATGGGATATGATTTTTAATGATTACAATTAAAGGTTCTATGAATCCAACAGTAGTTAATACTTCTGCTGGTACTTTTGCAGTTAGTGGTTCTAATTGGAAATCTGTTCCAGTAGGAACTACTTTAAAAGATTTAAATTGGGTAGATACTAAACCAAAGATTAAAAAATCTAAACCTATGAGTTGGAAGGTAAAAGATTATACAGTTATTTTTAATAAAGATTTTTATAGTTGTAACTGTTTAGGTTATACTTATAGACGAACGTGTAAACATATTACAGAAGTTAGTGAGTTATTTAAGGGAACAAAAAATGGCAGAAGTTATAAAAGAAGCAAAAACTAAAAAAATATATAATGTTAAAGAGCATGAGGCTGGAGATAAAACAGTTGACAATTATGCCAATGTATTGGATATAATGGAAGAAGAGTATCCAGTAATGATGGGTGAATTTAAGAGATTGCAAAAAGAGCAATATGAACTATTTACTGTTAAACAACATGATTACGGCCCTCATAATATTTCAATGGGTACAGATTTAAAAACTAAAGAAGATGTTAATTTTGCGTTAATGGCATTAGTTATTAGAATTAACGATAAAGTTAATAGGTTAATGAATTTAATAGTTAAAAAAGGTGGAGCAGAAGGTGCAGCTGAACCAGCATTGGATGCTTTTTCCGATTTAGCAAATTATGGGATTATGGCACAAATAGTTGCGAATAAAAAATGGGGAAAATAAATCCACATTTAAAAAAGATAAAACATTTGAGAGCAACATTTGTACAATATGTTGATGAGAAATCAATGCCAGGAGCTTGGACAGATGAGCTTGAAGAAGATTTTGAAATAATAGAACAATTGGAGTTGGATTATAATATTCAGAAAAGATTACTCCCAGGTGATATGAAACTCTGCAATAAATTGTATAATAAGTATAGAGTTGTATATGATAATGCTTGAAAAAATAATAAAAAAAATTTTAGGAAATAGGCGGTTAAAGAAGGAACGGCGTGGTAAAGATATTAATAGATATTTAAAGCCAGAACGTCGTAAAGTACAACGGAGAAAAAGGTAGTATATGACTCAATTTGAAGAAGTAAGCGTTAAGGTTTTAGGTGTTATATTATTTCTATTAATTATAGTTATAGGAGTACAATTAATAGGATGTTCTTGTCCAGCACCACAACCACCATCTGATTATATGGATGAAGTGGAGATGTCAAATTTTGCGTAAAGTAATAAATTGTTTAAAAGAAGATAACCCAGTTATCAATAAAAAACTGAGAAAGGTTTCAGTAGATGAAGGACTTAAAATTGCAGAAGAACTTCTTAACATATTATCCGAGAGAAAAGATGGCATTGGTCTTGCGGCTAATCAAGTTGGGATTGATGCTAGTGTTGCTGTGGTTAATGTTAGGGAGCCGCTTATTCTAATTAATCCTGTTATTAAAGAACAATGGGATGAGATAGATTATTATGAGGGTTGTTTAAGTTATCCAAAAAATGGTGTACACACTAAACGATATAAAAATGTAGTTATTAAAACTGAACAAGAAGAATGTGATTGGTATTTTAGTGGTGCAGAAAATCCGTCAAAGGGAACAGGTAGTTGGGAAGAATTAGATAATAATAAACAAGATGAGGAATTACGAATACTTGAATCTGTATGTGTTCAGCACGAAATAGATCATTTAAATGGGATTACTTGTATAGATAGAGAGTATAAAATAAAATGAAAAATAAAATAGAATGTCATAGTTATTATGAGGGGCGTATACGTTATATGTCTTGTCAGATTTGTGGTAATTATGAAATAGTTGGTGAAGAAGCCGTCGCAGTAAAATGTAGTAGATGTGTGCAAATGATAGTTGGGTTTCCAGAAGAACCAAAGGGTTATAAACCTACAGGTCGTCCAGCTGGATGGCATTTTATGGCTGAGTATGTTGATAAAGATGGTAAAGTATTTCATAGAGGTAAAGAACAATCTAAACTTAAAGGTACATTAAAACCTACTAAGGTTAAGCCTCGAAAGAAAGCTAAACGTCGTACTAAGGAACAGATGTTAGTTGATAGACACAATAAGAAAAAGGCAGCTCTTAAAGAAGCTGTACAGAAACAAAAAGATTTTTTAAATCATAATATAAATAAAGGAAAATAACAATGAACGAAGGTAAAGTAAAATGGTTTGATACTAAAAAAGGTTACGGATTTGTAGCAGATTCAGTATCAGATGGTAAAGATTACTTTGTACATTTTTCCGAGATTCAAACAGATGGCTATAAGACTTTAGAAGAAGGTCAAGAAGTTACATTTGAAATCGGTGAAGGCCAAAAAGGCGAAGTTGCTAAAAATGTTAAAGTAATAAATTAATAGAGGATATACAGATAGATGGCTGCTAAAAGAAAAAAGATTCCATTTCATATAGCTCATAATCTAAAAGAATACAGATTGCCTGTGGATTCATTTCACGAAGAAAAACAAAGAGGTATTAAGTTTTTTGCAAAAGATGATGCAGATGCATTACTTTACGCCAAGAAAGTTGGTGGTGGATATGCCAAGTTAGGTACTGATGGTAAATACTTTCACGAAAAAGGAGAAGAGTATTAGATGTTTGAGTACCCATTATGGATAGATGTAGTATTTTGGTCCATACCATTACTTGTATATATGTGGATTTTGGGTATGTGGGCAAGTGCAAAAGATAATCAACCTGAAGAGGAGAAAGAAGAAATGACATTTATAAGAGCATTAGGTACAACTTTATTATGTGTATTAGTAGGTGTTGTAGGAATAGGTGGTGGTAGTTGGTATACAACTGATAAATTATTTAATCCACTTATTAAAGAAGTTGAAGAAACTACTTCTACTGCAAGATTTGTATTGAGAGAGATAAAGAGTTTTGCTACAAAAGAAGAGTTTAATAGAAGATTAAAAGAAATTCGTAGTTTAGTAAAAGAAGATATTGAAAGTGATCTAAAAAAGCTTAGTAGTGATTTTGATAATGTTAATGAAAGAATTTTATTATTATCAAAAGAGTTGATGGAAGTTCATATGGAAATTGAACAACAACTGTTTGATTTAGAAGATAGTACAAAATCTTTTGTGAATGATAAAGTTACTAAAAGTGAAGAGGAAATTAAAAAACAACTTGGTGAAATGTATGATAGAGTTGACGTTTTATACAAAGATTTAGATAAATTATCTAGTACTATAGATACAGCAAAAGAAACATTTTTGGGAAAGCTTATTATAAAGTAAATGAAAAGAGCTTTAACATATGATGATATAAATATAGTTCCAAAGTATTCGGAATTAGAATCTCGTGATAAAGTAAAACTTAATACACGATTTACAAAGAATACAGAACTAACTATTCCAATAGTATCTTCACCTATGGACACTATTACTGAATTAGATATGGCAAAAGAAATGATGGAATGGGGTGGAGTTGGAGTTATACATAGATTTAATACCATTGAAGAACAATCTAAGATAATGCAAAAATTACATCGTGAATGGAATAGTTTTTTCTCAATTGTTAAAGATAGACTGGATATGGATAAGAGATGGAGACAGAAACCATTATGTGCAGCTATTGGAGTTACTGAAGATTATTTAGAAAGGGCACAAGAATTAATTAAGAACGGATGTAATGTTCTACTTATAGATGTAGCGCATGGACATCATAAATTTGTAGGAGAAGCAATTGAAGAAATCAAATCCAACATATCAGGAGTTGAAATCGTTGCGGGATCAGTTGCGACAGGAGAAGCGTGTGAATACTTATGTGAAAAAGGAGCGGATTCGATTCGAGTTGGAATCGGAAACGGATCATTATGTGAAACAAGAATTAGAACGGGTGTCGGAATCCCTCAAGTGTCTGCTCTCATTGATTGCGTATCCGTTGCTGATGATTATAGCATCCCCGTTATTGCTGATGGTGGTATTCGCAATATTGGTGATGTGTGTAAAGGACTTGCTTGTGGGGCTGACTCGATTATGTTGGGCTCCCTGTTATCGGGTACTAAGGAAACTCCAGGCACGATTGAAAAAATAGGTGAGTGGCCTAATGAAAAGTTACATAAAAAATATAGAGGTTCTGCTTCATTAGATTCTAAAAAATCAAGAGGTGATAATAAAAATGTTGAAGGAAATCATAAAGCCATTCCTTATAAGGGGAAAGTCAAAAGAATCATTAGTGATATACAAGAGGGAATTCGTAGTTCTTTCAGTTATGTGGGGGCTAACGATATTTCTGAGTATCATTCTAAGGTAGAATTTGTAGAAGTAACAAGGGCTGGACAAATAGAAGCATCACCACATTTAATGGCTTAGTTTTTTTTAATTATGATACTTATGAAAAAGATGGAGTTACTAAATGGAGATAGATTTGGATAATATAGTAAGCTTATTAAGAGATGCGATAGAAGAAGAAGATTGGAAAATTGTAGAACAAGTGTTGGAAATAATAAGGATAGAGATGGATAATCCTTTCAATGAATATGAGAAGGATGTGGATATTGAAGAATATTAAATATGGGGCTGATCGGTTTCGACAGATGTTATTTGATAAGTTAGTGCAACGGAGATTGAGTAGATCTCGCTATAAAAAACTCACAAACTCAAATGGCGATAGTTCGCTACAAGGGTTGGAAATAGATTGGCATTTAGCCAATACTGAAATGGGATTTGACAATTTTGTTGAACCTATACTGGACTTCCAACCAACTTACGCTTACGCATAAGTTACTGAGTTACCTAACACTCGGTCATA